CAGCACTTTTGGAAGAACTGAAAGCAATAGCACCGGAAGAAGATTTGTGGGATGAAATTTATAGGGTTTTGGAAGAACGCTTTTTTTGTAAATGCTTTTGGTCAGTAAAGCCGACTTTTATTTATGAAAGTTGGAACGATTTTAAGAAAAGAAAGGATTAAAAATGGAAGATTTTATTGAAATACCGGAAATAATACAGATAATGCACATCAAGAGCAAGACACCGGAACGTTATGTTCGGGATTGGCTATCATCGTGTGGGATTAAACAGTTCCACAGGGGTGGCGTATATGTCCGCGAACACGTCTTGAACGCATTAGAAGAAAGGAAAGAAAAATGCTTACTACGAGAAAAATCGGCAAGTTCTATTATGTCAGGGGAACGGTGCGTGTGGGAAAAGACACAATTAAAGTCCCCGAACGTAGCACGGGATTTGTTAAAGCAAAAGATGCAGCAAGCTATGTTTCAAAGCTAGAAGCCGAAATCCGTGATAGCATACTTAATCCAACGCAAGATAAGTCCGAAAAGACCTTATTCTCGGATTGCGTTGTGCATTACCTAAACAAACGCCGTCCAAAACTCGGGGAAATGTGCAAGATTAACATTCTGCTTTCGTCATTTGAAAATGTGAAAATATCACATATTGGGGAAAAGTGGAACGAATATATTGCGGATAAAAAGCATTTAGCCATTCCAACGCTTAACAGATACGCGGCCACAATCAACGCGATCATCAACGCTTGCACCGAAGATATGCAAATATCCTACAAGCCAATAAAGATGATACCGTGCAAAAAGACGGTTGTTTTTATGCTGAATGACGATATAAGGGAAAAGCTATTGTCTTGCTATTCAAAGCACGCGCGCCCTATTTTCACAGTATTGGCTTATCAGGGGTTTCGTGAGCAAGAATGTTTGCAGTTGCTTTGGGAAGATATTAACTTCAAAGAACGCGTTATTGTGATACGCACGTCAAAGAATGGGGAAACAAGGTCTGTTCCTATGCACAAAAAGACGTGGTGGGTTTTGGCTCGTTTATGGTTTAAGGAAAAATGCCCTGCTTCCGGCCACGTATGGCTAAATAATAAAAGAAAGCCCTATACAGACACAAGAAAAGGTATTGGGGGTAGTCCCCTACGCAAAGCTCATACTCTTGCGCTAGCACGCCTTAAAAAAGAATATGGGATTGATTTGAAGTGCCGTGTTCACGATTGGCGGCACGATTGGGCTGGTCGTTTAGTGATGGCCGGTGTTGATTTGCTAACAATACAAAAATTGGGGGGTTGGAAGTCGCTTGATATGGTTAAACGCTATGCGACCTTTTCCAAGAAGCACGAAAGCGATTCTATCAACAAGATTTAAAAAGTGGGAAATATGTGGGAAATGGCAATTTTAACAAACATCAAAAATCAGAAGAATCAATGGTTTGCAGATACAAGGTTATTGCATTCACATCGTAGGGGTCACAGGTTCGAACCCTGTTACACCCACCATTAAAAAAGCCAGTAAATATGCCACTTTCACGTTGTTTTTATCTTTCCACATTTACAAACGCAAACGCACAAAAACAACGGAACTTTAAGCGAACATTACAAGAACAAAAAGTGATTCCATTTTAAAAAGTGGGAAATTCGTGGGAAGCCCTATTGCTTGCACAACTCCATTATAACGGCGTTGTTTAATAGAACTTCCCGTTCCGCTTCTTCTGGTTGTATGTCGGTGTAATAGACAAGCTTTAATGCTTCACAAGGGACACTATCTGCGCTTGAATACCCTGCGCAATTCGACAATGTCAGAATTAGTGCGAGCAGAACTAGCACGCCGAAGAGCATTGTGTCTTTCATTATCCGACTTTCCCTTTTCGCTTTGTGAACCTTGCATACGCCCAATAACATATACAAATATGATTATGAACGCTGAAATTAAGCCCACAGTTATGGCGAGTTCCATTAGCAACCGCCAATTAACGAACAAATCTTGTCAACAATAACGTCTGTGTTCAGATCATACCCAAAGAACACATAAGCCACACCGGCAACAACTACCAATAACGCGGCAAGGCATTTTTTCTTGTTGTTTTTTACAAAATCTTTTGCTCTTTGTTTTTTTGTTTCTTTTTCTTTTGTCATTTTATCACTCCATTTTTCATATATCAGATAAATACCAAGACAATTCTTCTGCTCTACGTTTAACAAGACCGTTCAATACTTTACCATTGCCCTTAATCCAGTCCCAATTTTTAAATATTTGTTCTGAATTGTTTTCAAGTATTGCCTTACGGAGCTTTGATTTTTCAAATGCCGGCGCACCTATGTTGAAAATTAAACTTTCCAACGCTTCTTTTTGTCTTCGTGAAAGGTTTTTATTTAATCTTTTTATTACAGGATGAACGTTTTTTATCAAATAATCATTGACGAGAACCTCACTAAATTCTTTTGATATTTCATCCCCTTCTTTTATTGGTTGGCCGTTTGGATAGAAAGTAATGCCTTGTGATATTGTCCAAACACCGGAAGGACATTTATATGCAACCAACCTGTTTTCTTCGTATTTATCTATAAAATAATTACTCATTTGATGAATTCCTTTATAACTTCCCACAGAAAGAGCAAAATGGCGATTGCGCCGGAAACGCGGTATAGAAAGCGGTCGTGCTTTTCAACAACTTCGCTTAAAGTTTCAACTTTCTTAATCAGACCGTTTTCCCCTTCAAGCAATGCAGTATGCCGTCCGACAACTCCGGTCAGCGTGTTTGTGTTGGCAACAACCTTATCCAATGTTTCAGCCATTATCTTTGTTCTTTCGTCAATACGCCCTATTGCTTCATTCTCTGCCCGTGTCGTCATTGTTTCCCCTTTCATACTTTGACGGTTGGTTAAATATCTTTTCTATTTCCTTCAAAAAATTAACGCTGTTGGAGTGTGAAGATATACAACCGGATTTTCCGATTTCCTTTGGCATAGTATCATCAAACACTTTTGGATCTTTGATAACTTCGCCAGTTTTAACAAACAAATTGCCATAAACAACGCGTGGCGAAAAACCAATGTCATCGCGTTCATACTTTTGCCAAAGCTTCTTTATCTGTAAGAACTTTTCCCCATTGTAAATGATTGGAACGTGGCAGTTATAGGCAAGGACTTTGTCAATGCCCTTCTTATTCAATATACTAACTGTCCGATTAAGCATAGCCCTGTATGATCCGCCTTGTTTGTCGTTAAACATTTCCCCACGAATAAAATACGGGTATGTTTCCGCATCAAATGGCTTCATCATAAAAAAGTCGTCATTCATTAACAGAAAATTGTCCGAAATACCACCTTCAATCGCACGCAAAACCTTTCTGATGTGATTTGAAAAAGGAAAGCACTTGTCTTCTTCCGGTATATGAATAACATTTTGCACCCAATCAGGACAGTTGCCTACAATGAAAATGCGGTCAAGATTACGCGCGTTCTTTTCCAAGCTACGCAGACTTAACCGCAATTCCATATCATCTTGCTTTGAGCCACGTCCAAGAATGTATAATGCGTCAATCATATTAGCCACGTCTGATTTGTTCAGCTATATCTTCAAGTTCTTGCGCCCTTGCCTTTGTAAAGTCTGAATAAGGGCTTCCTTCGGCCAATATGCCTTCACGGACATAGCGCGGCATTTGGTATTCCATTTCAAGACGGTCTAGTTTTTCTTTTGGTGTTTCTGCCGGTTTTGTTGGCGCAAATCCTTGAACATACCAAGATCCATTGTATGCCTTTTCAACATCCATTTCTGTCATTCCGATAGATTCGTAAAATTCAACATTTGTCCCCAAACCGACAGAACACTCTTTTGTTTTTTTATTTATAATCTTTGCGTATTTTTTCATTTTTAACCTCCTACACACGGATAAAATTCCTGTACTTCAAATCCAACAGAACAAGTCCAAATAGAACCCTTTGCTATTGGTATAAATGAAGTACCACGTGAGTTGCCGTCATCAAACCATTGGTAAACGGGAATGCCGTCAATATAACCATACGCAATTCCACCATTTATATATGCTTGAACTCTTAAATATCCGTTTGATGGTGCTTCATAATTAGAAGATATTGTAACTCCTGATGTATAATCAGGCATACCGAGAGCAACAAAATTTTCTTTTACATCTGCATCCGAAAAAGAAACATTGCCCGTGAACGTTTTGTCGCCAGTTATTGTTTCCGTCCCTGCCAAATGAACAGCAAGTGCGTCCTTTGTGTTTAATGTCCCCAAGTTGACCGCGTCTTTATCGTCTGTCGGATTGGCAACGTTAATCACACGATAATTGTTTGCGTTTGTGTTCGTCTGCATAATGCCTTGACCGTCACGTGTCACGCAGTTGTCAAAGCCTTGCGTAATGTCCGCAATAAAGATATTGTCAAACCGAGATGCCAAAATCTTGTATCCTGCGTCCTTATCGGCTACCGCAGAAAAAGCAGACACCCAGTTTCCGTTTCCATCAAATGCCATTATTTTGCTCCTTTCGCTTTGTTTTCTTTAAGTATTACAGCAGATGTCGGCAAGTATTGCTGTATGATGTCATATAAAGGACGACCTACCGGCTTTTTTGAGTTAAGCAAGATGTTTGCCGCCCGTGATGCTTGATTAAACGAAGCAATCTTTCTTGCATAGTCAAGCGCACTTCCAACAAGCGCACCAGCACTTTCGCCATACTCTGCCAAACGTTCAACCTTTCCCAAAACAGGATCTGCCGCACCAAGTTTCTTTGCCGCCATTTTTTCCATCGCATTCAATCTGTCATAAGACAAGCTGTTTGTTCTTGCCTGCTTTACAAGTGATGTGAATGTGTTTTTCGGTAATGTTTCACGCAATATGTCTTGATTTGCCAAGATTTCTTTTGCAATGTTTGAATTTGACGGATTTGTCTTTGCTTGTTCAAACAATCCTTCCGTGAATGCAATTTTTTCTTCTTGCGTTCCAAATCCAAGATTGCGTGTCTTTATTGCGTTTGGTTTGTAGTTTAATCCCATTTTATAGGCATCTTCTATTGACTTCGCTTGTGCGTATTGCGTCTTGATGTCCTTTAAGCCGGAATCTGTAATAACCTTGTCAAGTTTGTGCTTCAATCCTTCCAAAGCTACTGTATCAGATGTGGCAACCGTTCCAACGCCTGTCGGATTTGCTGTGCGTGATGCTTGTATCATATCGTTAAGCTCTTTGCTCATCTCGTTCAAATGTCCTAACGAACCTGCTTTTTCAAGCGTATTTCGTTGACCTTGCACCCACGCTTTGTTTAACCACGCTTTTTGGTTTGCCGTAAGGTCTGTTAAACCTAAATCAGACGGCTTCGGTGGTGGAACAACGCCATTGTCAGTTAAGCTAGCAGATTTTGTGAATGCACCAGTGTTGTTGACGGATTTGATTTGTTTTGGATTGAATGCAATATATTCATCTTGTCCATTAAAAACACCATCATACCCCATTTTTTGCAGTTCTTCTCTCGCTTTTACTCCAGCACCATTTTGACCTTTATATTTGTTCAAAACACCAAATGCGGTTGCTTCATCTGCCGGATTTTTAATGTTCAAATAAACACTTTTTACATTTCGACCATAACCTTTTGCATCCAACTCATAAGGCGAGAAAAAGCTCCCTTGAATGTCCATATTTTGACGACCTTTTGCTATATCAAATTTATCAAACTCTGCGTCTGTTCCGTGATATACCTTCAATGGATTGCCTTTTGCATCTACAACCTTACTTCCTTCAAACCACTTTTTCAAGTTTTGTTGATATTGTGCCGGTGTGAACTTCCCTTGCACGATTTGTTCGCCCTTGTTTGCATCCAAGAACTCACGATATGCTTGCTTTGCAGATGCTACTGTTCCTTTTTGACTTCCGCCTTTAACAGCATCGTCCATCGTGTATGCCATTTTCAAGTTGATTTGTTGCTTTGCGTCAGGAACTTCCCCGTAAATTTGCCGAGCAATCTTTTTGTCTTGCTTCAATGCCGCATTCAACGTTGACGTCCCTTTGTTGCTTTCAACTACATTTGGCAATCCACGTTTAACGCCTTTGACTTTATCAAGTGCAGAAAAAGCCCTATTCAATCCACGTGCGCCCAAATCAATGGCTTGCCCTATAATAGCACCACGAATAGCACCACGTTTTGCCCCTTCCACACTGTCTGTTTGGAAACCACCATAAGAACCACCAGTAATTGCACCAGAAACAGCCGGTGTTAAATAACGCAATTTACTTCCGGCTTTTGGAATAGCAGACAATCCTGAATTTACGCCCTTATACAATCCACGACCGGTTGGAAAAGCACTTGCCATTTCGCTTAATCCAGAGATAAGACCAACAGCAGCAGCTCCCCTTTTGGTTTTTGCGTTGTCAATCATATCTTCAATTTCTTTGTTCGGATTAACTCCGGCTTTTCTTGCTAGCCAATCAGAAGCACCAAATGTCAAACCACTTAAAACACGGCCACCCAACGCTTTTGTTGCGTCATAGCTTGCGTGTTTAAGTATGCTTGCGTAATCGCCAAGATTTAAGTCTTCTCTTCCTTCGCTTACCATTCTGTCCGCAATATCCTTTTGCCATTGTGGTGCGTTTTGAGTATTTGCACCGACAGACAATTCAGGATATTTTTGAACAATAATTTCTTTTATTTGTTCCTTTGGCATAGCGTCAGGAAAATTGACCTTTACACCATCAGGCATTTGAACAATAGGCATTTTACCCCCTTATTTTATAAATTCTTCGTATGAAATAACGTCTTGTTGTGGTTGAATCTCGCCACCGTTATATGCGGCAATAGCGTCATTCAAACGTTGTTCTTGTTCCTTTAATCTTTCAATAGCACCAATCAAAGACGCCGCAGACATATCAAAGTTAATACCGGCTGTTGCCATTTCAATTTCACGTGCTGTATTGATACCAGATTGACCGGCCGCTTTTGCTCTTGAAATCAAGTTTGACTTCAAATCGCCAATTTGACGGCTTATCGAACTATATCTTGTGCGTTCATCATCATTTAAACCAAATGTGCCATCTGTCCATTCTCCAATCTTGAAGTTGATTGCGTTCACTTTTCCAAGAATGTCTTTGTTTGCCTTTATTTCTTCAATTAACTTGTCATAGGCAGGCAATCTTGCTTGCAATTCAGCAGACTGCTTTTTGTATGTTGCTTGTTGTTCTGCTGTTTTTTCTGCTAGCTTCTTTTGTGGCGCAAATTCAAGGTTGACTGCTTCTTCTGCACGCTTCTTATCTGCCGCCAAAGATGCAACTGTTGGAATTTGACGTTGAATTGGTTGAACCATTGCTTGATTTTCAAGTGTTTCGTTTTGGAAATCTGCTTGATTGTCGATTGGTTGATATGGTTGTCCGGCTTCTGCTAATTGTTTAGCAACCGTGTTTTCATACGTTTCAGTTCCCTTTAATTGTGGGTCGTGTGCTAATGCTTTTGCCATTCCAAGCCACAAATCACGCTTTTCTTTTGGTTCGTTTTCGTCATACGCTTTTTCAACCAACCATTGACGGAAACCACCATTGACGGCGTTCTCTTTTGCTTTTTCAATCTTTAATCTTGCCAAGTCTAATTGCGCTTGTTGATAAGGCGTAATTCTGTCTTGACGTTCAAGCCCAAGAATTTGAACTGCTGTGTTCGGATCATAAGCCGCCATTTCAGACAACGCTTGCTTCTTTGCAATATCATCATTTGCCCCAACGTATTTTTGCATACCGGCCGCTAAACCGCGTCTTGCACCCATTTGAAAGCCAAGTGCAAGTCCACTGTTATTTTGACCGGCAAATCCGTTAATAAATCCACTCGCCATTGTTTCCCCCTATGGTCTTAAATCAATACCATTTGCGTATTGCTGTGCTTGCGCGCCTTGTGTCCCTTGTTGTCCGCCATATAAATTACCGGCAAGCTTTCCGCCGTAGATATATCCCAAAATACTGCCAATTCCGTATGATGTGTTATTGACTGCGTTTTGCCATCTGTCCGCACTGTCTTTCATAGATTCACGTGCTTGCGCTGCTGCTATCAATTCGCCTAAACTTAATGCCATTTTATTTGCTCCTTTCGTTATTTTACTGCTTTTTTGTAATCAACCGTCAACGCGCCAAATTTACGGCCTACGGCTTCCGGATGCTTCTCTTTTACTTCTTGCGCTAACAAGAATAATTGTGGGCGTGTGTCAAGCCCTGTTTCCTTTTTGTAATTGCCAACATAGACGTTTAATCCGTTTGCTAATGCGCCAACCTTTTTCAAGTTCTCTTTTAAACGCTTGTCAGAAAAGAACCCACTAACTGCATTTGCAAATCCCGTTGCAGGTGTTTCTGCAAAGAATTGCATCATCTTTGAATTGCGTCTGTCTGTATCATAATTCTTGTAAATTTGTGAATAGTAATTGTCTTGCGCTGCCGTATTGCTTCCACCATTGATTTGAGCAAGTGTGTTAATATCACGTCCACCGGCCAATGAGTTTATGTTTCCAATTTGTTGCCCTAGATTTTGATTGCCCATATACACAGCTTGATTTGCTATGTCTTGCAATGTTCCGTTTTGGCGGTCTGTCAAATTCTTCATAACGTCATTGTATTGTTTTGTGCCTGTTTGAATGCCACGATTGATTAACATTTCGTCTGTGTCTGCACGTTGCTTGTCAAAGTTTTCATTCAGTAAGCGTGTAGCTTGATTGTAATAAGCGTCTTGCGTTGCTTGTGGATCAAGCGATAATGCGCCAAGTCCTTGATTGATTAAGTCGTTTCTTGTCTTATCTGCATCAGATGATTCAAACACCTTCGTAATTGAGCCATCATCATTGACACGATAACTATAATTACCCAAATCGGATTCCACACCTTGTTGACTTGTATATGCCGCGTTTGTTCCGTCATAACTCGGTGCTTTTTTGCCTTTTGCCAAATCCAATGCTTTTTCGCCCAAAATACTTGCGCCACCGGTGTACACTCCGGCCACAGCCTTTATTGCGTTTTTTAAACCAAACCCCATTATTGTTTCCCCTTTCTGTTAAATATGACCCGTTCCGGCCTTTATGATTAAACCCGTTGAATAAAGCTCGAACTCCGTCTTTGTTCTTCCATAAAAGCCAACAGACAAGAATGAGCCAACCTTTGCTTGCACACTTGCTCGCGTTGAGTATGCCTGATATTCGTCAGACCAATAGCTTTCGTCCCATATAGCCAAATCCCAATAGGATTGATAACCGTTGTTTGTTCTTTCGATAATTAAACGGTTTCTTCCTTCCTTGAAATCAGCGTTTATGCACTTGTATAATTCGTCATTTGAATATGATGAATAACGTGGAACTATGCGCATCAGTTGTTTCTTTAATGGCGTTCCGAACTGGTTGTATGCCTTTTGCACCTTATAAACAATGTATTTTCCGTCATCTGATGAGCCTTGATTGGCTTGATATACCCCGTTTGCATTGGCAAAGAAAAGCATATCGTTTAACACGCAGAACGATTGACCGTCCCAACCCAAAAAACGACACCAAGCGTTTGTTTTAATGTTCAAAACGTGCTGTTCGTGTGCGTATTGTGGAACGTTTGATGGGGCATTGATAAACACCCAACCAGCCGTTGAATAAAAGTGTATTTCCCAACGCTTTGTAAAATCCTTTCCATTAACAATCGGGTTGATTTTACCGCTTATTGACGTTCTATTTGCTCGTATATCGCTTAATACAACGGACAAAGGCAAATAACCCTGCTCTGTAATGATAAGAATGTCTGCGCCTACGCTTTCACAGCACCATTTGCCAACAGGACGCGGAATTTGGAATACACCTAATGTTTGCCAATCGGTTGCTTCGGGCGATGTTCCTTTGTAAATCATCACTTCGCCTTCGGTGGATATGATAACAAACAAGTCATCAATTCCTTGTCCGGCATCTTGCGTCCAGTTTTCTATTGTTAAAATCTTGCCGCCTTTTTTAAAGTATGAACCGACTTCAAAGGTGGTTAATGAACCGGTTATTGATTGCACGCCACTATAACACACTGTCCAATCATCACACACAAAGTAAAGTCTGTTCTTGAACGATAACGGGCTGTCCAAGTAGTTAATACCGGTCATTGTATAGCCCAAGTCTGCAAAGGTGTCATTTGTAAAGCTTTGTGCAGTATCCACACCATTTGCTATAATTGTGTATGCTTGGCCGGCACCATCTGTGAACTGCGTATATTTCCACGCGTCTGATGTAAAGCCGTTCTTGGTTGCCTTTACTGTTTCAAAGTCGCTTGGAGCATATGCGTTAAATTCGCCGTCCCCATAGCATATTAAACGTTCTTTTGTCGAAATTGGCGATGGAATAAGCATTGATGCACCGGTGGATAGCTTTTTAACGCAACCAGCACGGACTTTATCCCCGTTTGCTTCAGGTATGATATTGTCCATTTGGATTGCAAACTCCGCACCCATATTATCCAACGGGTCAATCAAGTTTAAGCCACCAAAAGAAGATGTTAAGTTTAATTGCATTAGTATTGACTCCATAATACCGGTGTTGTTTTATTAACCAAAACTTCGCCATTCAGGTTGAACTTCATATTGCCACCATCTTTTGCCACGCATTTTGCCAATCTGTCTTGATAGTCTGCTTCGCGTCTGTCTGCGTCAGGGAAGCCCAAATTGACCGAACGCAATGCAATGGCTTTCAAAATCAAAAGCTCGTTGTCATATACGAACTCGTCCGTATCGTGTGTAAATTCCGGCAAGTATGTAACGTTATTGTCTGCGTCCACATACTTTGCTATGTTTTTTGACATATACGTGTATTTTAGCGTAATTCCGTCTTCGATTGGGTATGTGAACACAATCTTGTTGTCCATAATACGATAGCGGATTGTCGATTGGCTCACATTCCTTGTCGCTTGTTTATACAATTCTTCATCATCGGAAGCACAAGGAATAAATCTTTGGTTGCTGATGTTGTAGATTTGGTATGTTACCATTTCATCAAAGTCTTCCGGCAAGTCATATTCCGCTTTATTGCCTGACGTTACAATGGTTACGTCCTTTTTGGTTATACTCCACCTATGTTCGTCTTTGATTGCTTGTGCGGCTTGCGTGATATATCCTAACCATTCAAGCGCATTATCTTCGTTTTCAAACAAAGAACGTAATGGCGTATCCCCTGTTCTTCCACAGCATTGATTTGCTAATTGAAGTAATTGCATCTTACCCCCTTAAAGTTTCTCCACAAAAACGGCATTTTTCTTCCGTATAAACGTGTTTCCAATTACATTTTGGGCAGATAATAAATTGCTTACTGCCTACATTTACGACTTCTACGCCTTTCAAGAGTGCTTTTTCCTTTACCCTTGAACGTGTGCTTGTCTTTGTTTTTGTTTCTGAAACGTTATCAATAAATTTATTCATTATGTTTCCCTATAAATAAAGCAAAAGGGGGAACTTAATCCCCCTTCCACTGTTAGCTTACTATGAGCTTGAACCGGCTGTGCCAACAACCAAAACCCCTAAATCACGTCTTGAACGGACAGAGAAGTTGCACATAGCGGTTACCGGCCAGCTGTATTTTTCTTGACCGAACAATTTTTCCATCTTTCCTACTTTGAACATTTGATCGCGGTGGAAGTTGAAAGCGATTGCTTTTGTGTTCAAGAAATACATACGGTTTGCAGGACAGTTTTCATCAAAGATAACGTCTGCGCCGTGGAATTTCAAAGCTTCAAAACCGGCATCAGCCAATTTCGGAGAGCTGAAACGTTGTAATGCTGTCAAAGCGGATTCATATTTGCCATACAATTCCGGTGTGGTTACAATCAAATCAGGAGCTGACAAACCACGTGTGCATTTACGATACAATTCAGCCATTTTTAATTGTAATGTGGCTGCGTCTGCATCTGCATCAACGTTCACGAATTGGTTTTTCCAATTTGGATATGTGGTTGTTGATAAGCCACCAACAGTTCCGGTGCCGTCATCTGTAATCAAAGCAGGCAAACCATCAACGGAATCACTGTCAGCAGTATTGAACAATGCAGCACCAACGGCATTTACCATTGTTTCTTCTGCGTTCAAGATGACTTCTTCAACCAATTTGTGTTTGCGGAATTTGCTGTCGGCGTTCATATCAATTTGTGCGCCCCACAAAACAGCGTTTCCATAGCAGTATTTCCAGTTATAAACTGCTGTTTGTAATACGTCAACAGCGTCTGTTCCAACTGTTTCATTATAAGCAACGAAACCTACGTTGGAGTTTGTTCCGATAGAAATATCTTCTTCGATTTGTTTGCCGCCGTTGCGTGTTTCAATAGAACCGGTTGAAACTTTACCAGCACCAACCAATCCCAATTTACCAAATTTTTTGAAGTAATATAACAAAGCATTGTTGTTTGTTACGTTATCAAAGACCTTATCAGACCACGCATTAAGAGTAGTCGATACAATATTTAATGTTGCTTCTGCACCCATAATAGTTTCCTTTCTTGTTAGGGTTAAATTTAATCATCGGGCAAGCTATCAATTTGCTCGTCCAAAACATCAGCCCAACTCTTGTCGGGTTTTGCTCTATTTACAGGTGTTTGAGTGTGAACGCCCAAAGCTCGTTTTGCCTTTTCAACATCCTTTGCTTCTTCAATTTTCCGTGCTTCTTCTTCAATGGATTTTTGACGCAAATCCGGTCGCATATTGACCGTCATTTGATACAATTCTTCCAAAGATTTGTTCGGGAAAGCCCTTTGAAGCGCATCCATATCGGCCACAAACGCATCATCGGAAAGCAACGGGTGTTTCGGTTGTCCTTGTTCATCAACTTCATTGACAAACGCGGTAACCGTGTCAATCATTTGCTTTTGAGCTTGTTCTTGCTTAATTTCCTGTAAAATTTGCTTTTTCAGCTCTTCTTGACTGGTGGTTTGTTGCGCTTGTTGATATTCACGTCCCGTCAAAAACTCGTTTAAGTTTTCGGCCGTGATGCCATTGTTATTGCAATAGTTGATTAAGAAGCTTCTTGGATCGCGTGATGCCATCATATCCATATTGTAAAGTGCCGTCATATAAGCCGGAACGCTTCCATACTGACCTAAAATCGCATTACGCATTTCAGGTGCTATGCTTTTATCAAAGCCGGAATAACCATCAAACAAACTCTTATTGCCTTCAAACGCTTGCTTGTCGGTGTCAAATTGTTTGCGTTGTGTTGCCAACTCTTGATATTTTTTCATATAACCATCGGAAAGGTTCTTAATCTTATCAAAAACCGCTTTCTTACCTGCCTTGTCAGAAATGCCGTTGACAAAGTCCTTAACATCAGGTTCCCAATCGTCAGGAATTTGAATACCGTCATCTTCCGGCTCGCTGTCCACGATTTGTTCTTCTTCTGTGTCTTTGTCGATTTGTTCGACCTGCTCTTCTATTTGAGTGTCTTGCATATTTTTTTCCTTTTGTTGTGATTAGGCTCTATTGTTACGGCGGACTACCCATTACGCCGAAACCCTTTCGGGAATAACAAAAAACCCCACCATTTCGGCAGGGTTTATAAATTCTTTTAAACTCTATACCAGATCGCGAATATCGCCGGCAACATTAACTTCGCCACCGGTCTTGTTCAGCTTTTCCTGTTCCAAGAAGATTTGCGCGTCAAGTTCACGGTTTTTACGTGCTTCTTCTTCGCGTCTGATAGCGATTTCTTCTTGCTTGTATTGATGTTCTCCTTGTATCTTGGCGAGCTCGACTTCAAGCTTCTTCATAGCAATTTGAACGTCTGTGTTTGCCTTTATTTGTTCCGGTGTCATTTGTGGCGGTTGCTTTAACTTCTCGTCCATTTCACGATATGCGCCGTCAATAGCATCTTCCAACTGTTTCGATATTGATGACGATACACGGCAGTTCGCAATGTTCATCTTCATTACCGGAATAAACCCTTTGACAAGTTCTGGGCTATTCAAGTTTGCTGCTAATTGGCACATACTGACATAAGTTTGCGTCAGGTTGTTAATGGCTTCCGTCAATTCTTGCTTGTTATCAAATGCCGTTGCCGTTGTTTCAATTTCCACAGTGTAATTGCGCAATTTGTCTGAACGCAATACTTCAAGCACTTCTTCCCACGTTGGAAGCTCACGCATATCTTCGTATTGACGCATAATTCCTTCCGGTATCGGTGCGTTTTGTGTCTGTAATAACTTGATTTGCGCTTCAATGTTTGCTTTTTGTTCTGCACGCGGCAAGATAACACCGGTCATTTCATAAATGGTGTCGATGTCATAATGCTCTGCAATGATTTCCGCAATAATCTTGTAAATGTTCTTGCGGTGGTTTTGCACTTGCTTTTGTCTGTCTTGGAAACGAAGCGAACCAAACACACCTTTGATTAACTGTGCTTTTGCCGTTTCACGTGGGTCTGTTGCGCCACGCATAATGTCGGAAATGCCTGTCAATTCATAGATATTTTGGATCATCTGTTGCTTTTGTGCTTCCAAAGTGTTGAGCAAGTTCACAACAGGGTCAATCGGAACAACCCCGATTAAGTTATTTACGTTGCCTTGAATATCGGCCACAACCGGCATAGACAATACATCGCCATCTTTTGCACGTGCAATATCTTGCGCAATGTTCTTATCTTGCGAACCGATAACGCCAACGTGTTTGACGCTTCTTTGGTTGTCTGTGATTTTCTTGCAAATCTTTTCCAATGCTTCGGCTTGCTTTTCATATAAGGTATATTCAGCAACCGGAACAACGCTGTTTTCTTCGTGGACAAAGGTCAAAGCATCACACGGAAAGAAGCATTCCAATCCGTATGGGTCTTTTGTTTCTTCCAATATTTCCTTTTGTGCGTGTCCAAGCATAATGAACACACGCTTTTTCTCTGCTTTGTCCCAAATTTCCCATACTTCCGCACGTCTTTGGCTTGTTTCGTCCGTGTCGTCTGCTTTGTATGAAAGTTCGTTGTTGTCTGCGTTATAGCCAAAGCGTTCATATATTTCATTGCGTGTCAGTAAATGACGGCGTGCCACCCACCATACGTCTTGTTCCTTTTCGGCCGATGAACGCAAGAATTCACTGTATTTCAAATAGTCAATCTTGATGTCTTGGCTTGCAATGTGTTCTTGTCCAAGCTCGTCAGTAACAATCTTTGGCTCGTATGATAACCAAGCAACGCCTGAACCGGTCACGTTTGCATTGTGGACGTCGTTCTTAATGACTTCGTTCACGTTTGACAAGTCGGATACGCACTCCACACCACAATTTAATATTTTGGCAACTGTGGAATATAACGTGGATTTTTTCTTATCTGCTTCAATGTTCTTTAAGAAGCGGCGTTGAATATCCGGTGCTGGATTAGCCAAGTTCAATGTTGAGTCAAGTATTGACACATTGGAATAGAATATATTGTAATACTTGCCCTTTGCACAATATTCCTTTGCACATCTGTCTGCGTCATTCCAATAGGAACGTGCAGCCGTCTTTGCGGACGATATTTGCGCACGCCAAAAATCATAATCTTTTATCATTTATTCCCCCAAATCAACCGGAACAAACTCGAAAAACACTAAATCCGGCTTTGCTAATTCTTCAACACGCTTTAATTCTTGCTCGCCTTGATATGCACCCAATTCATAGTTTGCAATCAATGCCTTTGTTTTCAAATATTCTTCAGGGTCTTTTTCGTAATCCAAAACCTTTGACTTTAATGCGTCCAGTTTGGCTTTGCCTTCTGCTAACTGTTCTTTAATACGTTTGACGACTTCTTCTTTATCGCCACCCAATTCGGTGTTGATTTTTTCCTTTAATTCTTCCTTTGTGCCATACAAAACAAAATTTAAGCTGCCGTTTTGGCTTTGGAAGTAGTATTTTTTATTCGTCATCGCGTAAGTTCCTTTCAAATATGTGTTTAAACGTAAATTGTTCTCTTGGGTCAACCGCTGTATCGTGTGGCTCGTTAAACGCTACAATCTGCCAGTAATATTCAACCGGATAGCTAATAGCGTCAAAGATATGTCCTACGAACTTCAAATCAGGGTTGGCTTCAATCTTTGCAGGCGTTGGCAAGTCAATAATGCTTGTTCCTTCCTTATACGCCAACGTGTGCATATTAAATATTGTCCACTTGCATTTCGGATCTACAAAATAGCGCCTTTTCCCGCTGTCATCATATACAAGGTTGTTAAACGCACGCACCCTGTTCTTAATCGGTGGGTTGAATGGACGTGTATTCTGTATAATCTTGTTTGCGTCATACCCGTGTTTGATTAACGCATTGCGCACTATCAAATAATCCGACAGATTGCTTTGCGTCTTTCTGTAATTGCCGCTTGCATCCCCACATAGTATTATGTTCCCTTTGTGGTTCGGATAGCGGTTGATAAATTCCCCTACTGCATCAAGCGTTGTCGTGTTTTCAATGACTATTTCGTCCAACTGATACAAACTATCGTCATCTTTGTGGCATACACACCACATCATCGGGTCAACGTTGAAGTCCATTGTCAGTATTAAATCTTCGTCTTCGTAATAGTTGACCTTGCGAATGTTCTCATCGTTAAAGTATTTGACAACTGCCCTTTCGGACAAGTCATCAGGAACACCCAACCAAATCTTTTTGTATTCGTCCGGCTTTGTTGCCTTCAAATGCTCTGCTTCTTCAATCAATTCTTGCGGACAATACGGATTGTCTGTGTAATTGATGTGCGTTATCAACGTGCGTGGCTTTGGCTCTTGCACAAACTCCAAATGAACAGGATCAAACACTGTGTCAGGGTTGTATGTCAATATAATGATTGAACCTTGACCGGCTGAGTTCTTACCACGAATGGACGGTGTCAGCTTCTTGAAACTGTTTGCCGTTATTGTTTGCGCTTCTTCACACCAAGCGATGCTGATGTTTTCAATGGACTTTAAGCTGTCCGCCGTTCCTGTAATGTCTGACAAGCCTGCAAAGATAAACTCCGTTCCGGTTATCTTGTTCACAATGCTCGTCTTTGTTATCTCGTAATCCTTAAACCCGTGATGTTCAATTCTATCGCATAACAGCTTGTATGAACTGTTTTCAATGGACTTTTGAATTTCACGCGTGCAAAGGATACGTTCCCTTGACATACGCCCTAACAATAACAAGCTATCAGCAACACCCCAGCTCTTGCCAGAAGAACGGCCACCAGCGTATATGTAATAACGATAATTGCGTTCAAATATGGGCTTAAATTGGTGTAATATTTCTATTTCCATTTAACTAACGCAACTTCCGCCTTTACGTTGACATCGTTTTCAACCTTTGTGCTAAACTCGTCTTTGAGCTTGCGTTCAAGCAACCATTTGGCTGTGTTTTCGTCCTTGTTATTAAGACTTTCTGCAATAACTGAACGTGCCTTGAATATCATCTTTTGCTTTAACATAGCTTTTCGGTCAACAAATTCGGGGTTTTTCTCTTGATAATCATATAATGTTTGTTTTGATATGTCTGCAAAAAGACAAGCTTCCAAATCAGAACATCCCATTGAAAACGCTTGTTCCAATTTATTGACTGTGTCTTGTGTCATAACTGTTGGTCTTCCTGCTGGCATTATCTTAATTCCTTTATTTTTGGAGCGTGTCGGTCGGAGTTACACCGCCGTCTTTGTCAGGAACGACACCGTTCTGCTGTTGAACTAGACACGCATTTTTCTTGTATGCCTTACCCTTATACATACTTGCACCCATTTCATCTATCTTTCTAAAAGGTAAAATAGGAACGGTAAGGTCTTGTTCTTTTGATTTGTCAACAAAGTAAATATAACGAAGCATAAACCCATCTATACGCTTCATTTTTCTAAACTTTTCCATTTCGTTTGGTCTATGCGCAGAAAAAGTAACTTGGCTATAAACATTGCCGTTTTCATCCTGCCTTAAACCTGTGTTCTTTTTTATTTGTGTTAGCTTAAAACCACTCGCTCTATAAATAGTTCCATCCCCACATTGACAACCATCTGCAAATGAAACAATCCATTTAATGTTCGGATAATACTTTTTGATTAACCGAACAGATATTGCTATGCACCGACTTTCTGCGTTTTTTGGTAACAAATCACAAAAAGCCATTCTATTAAGTTCAAGAAAATCATTAAACAACGTTCCTTTAACTAAACCACACAACTTTCTCTTGTCTGTTGAAGGGCCGTATTGCATTACCCCCCCCAGCACGCCATTCAAAAAACACCCAAAGTGCAACTGGCTGTTTGGCACAACCTTTCCGCTATAATGGTGCTTCTTCACAAAATCATTAGCAACAGACGGTTTTATTGGCTTTACAATGATGTCCTTAACGCTTTGTGTCATACCATTCCTTTACGATCATAAACAAAGCGTTCCCATTGCTGTTTTCGTTTCCCATTCTTTCCAAAAAGTCATAGTTTATGTCTTTCTTCGCAAGTGCAATGGCTTCCTTTATAATTTCAGCTTGTCCGTCTGCCAAAGTAAATGTCATTTGTTGAAAAGGGCTTTTGTCCCCACTTGCTAATTCAGGCATAGCAATTTCACAATCATCCAACTGAACATCAACACCGCAATCAAGTGCCATTTCCACACCTAAATCTTCAATAACCATTTCAGCATTCATCTCACTTGTATCGCTTGCCGTATTGTCCATAACAGCCAACTTCTTGCGTTTTTCATCGTCTGTGCTTAAATCGGTACGCTTTACTACCACCAATTCAGATCCATCTGTTTCAATAACCTTGACCGGTTTATTTCCCCACGCTTCGTAAATGCCGTTGCCACCAATGATTTCGCCATCGTTATCTATTACAATGCTTCTACCTGCACCACATTCTTCCAAGCTCTTTTTGATGAGCTTCTTGTTTCTTTCGTTGTGTATGCGATAGTTTCGCTTGTCAAACTTGATTTCCATTTATTCCTTTTCCTTTTGTCTTAAATAAGCTACATACTCCGATAATGTCATATTACCTTTTTCTTGATTGCACACGAAATGTGCCGGGTAGATATTCCAATCCTTTGATGTGCCGCCTCTCGATACAGGGGTTAGATGTTCTGTTGTCAGTTCTTCTTTTGATGTTATCGGCTTCCCACACAATATGCACTTCGGATAAATCCCTTTGGCTATTCTACCTTTCCAAACTGCAATCTTGCGTTTCATCTTTCCCGTTCCTTTGACTGCTTTATCAGATTTAGCAAAGTCCTTAATTGGTGCTGTAAATAGTCCCTTCTTTCATAATCGGTTTCTTTCAAAAGTAATTTTAGGTATTTTTTAAACTCCTCTTGAAAGAATTTCCGACTATGTTTTATTTTCATTCATCTATGACACCGTTATTTGCGACCAAGTATAAGTAGAGCCACTAACACCTGTGCAGATATACACAGCACCACCAGAAGTTATATAAAGCTTTCCAACGTAGCCTTCTGTTGAAGATGTCGGTGCAGAGTCGCCAGAGCCTATGTCAACTGTTATAGCAGGCTTTGTATCAGGAGAAACTGTATAAGGTGTCCAGACAACAACATCATTGATTTCAGTAGAAAACTCATTTAAGTCGACAGAACCCACAAAATATTCACCACTTCCACCAGAGTGTTTTGTAGTTCCTATTATAAACTTGCCATTACTCATCGGAGTTGACGAAGTTACATTCATATCATCTGTCCAACTTGTCCCGTCTGTTGAATATTTTGAATAATACTTTGTCCCATCGTAGCCAATTTCTGCATAATATGTTGTTCCACTTGAAAATGTGTAAGAACCTGTGTTAAATACAACTTGATTTCCAGAGGTATCAAAAAAGATTATCATCATATGCCACCCAGACACAATTCTAAACAAAATAGTTTCTCTTTGAAGTGTGTCATACTCGCTTCCTACAATAGAGCAGTTATTAGAGCTAGTCGGAGTAAATTTAAACTTTATTTTCCAAGGGTCACTATTTGGTTCAAAAGTGTAATCTGGAATAATATAATTGTTTGAACTAAAATCAGAGGCAACACCATCAACAATAGTTGGAGAGCCGTGAAGCGTAAAGTTTTGAGTTTTTGAACCAGCTTCTACAAACTTAATCCCATCTCCGGCAGTTGCAATATCATCAAGGGTTGTGCCACCAGTGATTAAAGCATCTACTTCATCTTTGTTGTAGGATAATGCCGTTAATGTCTTATCAACAATTGAAACTCCTGTGTCAATACGGAAGAGCTTTTTTGTCCCCATTATATCACAATAAAGAAACACAAAATCTGTTCCTGTATCTCCCTGTGGGTCGTTGTTAGCAGATGGTGCAGAGCTTGAAGAACTCCAAGTTGTTCCATTTGTTGATGTTTTATATGTAACTCCATAGCTATACCTATAAACAGAAACATACACGCCAGTATCTTTGCAGTAGAATACCCTGCCTTGTGGTTTTTCAGACCAATCAGAAGTTGAATTAAATGTGTATCCATCTGTTGAATAATATGTTGCTGTTCCATTGTCTATAATATACAGGTAGTTTCCAGCAGCTGTTACACTATTTGAGTAAATTGTAGTAGAAGGTGTCAGTTCTGTCCAAGTTCCGTTTTCAACATCATCAAGTCTGAATAACCCACCTTCGCCATAAATAGTCCCATAAGCAACGTGCAATTTATCTTTGAAGATATACACAGCTTTCCAATAAACATTTTGAGCCGCTGGATTAGAGGGGTCGGGATATGTTGCAACTTTCCAATTAACACCATCCGAAGTCCAAGCATATTTATTATCGGTTTGGTTAGAACTTGTATCGACTAAATAAGCATACAAACTGCTTGACAAGAACCCTTTGTATTCACTTGTTGAATAACTGCCATCAACAACAGGTGTAACTTGTGTAAAATTTGTGCCATCTGTTGTTTTTAAGAATGTCGTAGATGATAAATCATTTCCAGCATAGAATATCAAAGCAAAGTCATCTGTTTTTAAGAATCTGTTATAGGAGTCTGATTCTGTGCTTGTAAAACTTGCACCCTTGTTTGAAGATATACATAAATATTTTCTATAATTTTGTTGTCTAAATATATATATATTATCTTTAAAAACCCCAAACAATCTAAAAACACCCGTTGCACCAACATCAGATGGATTAAATGTTTCATCTCCACCCATTACAGTATCATAAGTGAATTGTTTCATTGTTCCATCAGCACAAGTAAAGATTTCTCCACTTGTAACAAGCTCGCCATTATAAATAGCTCTGTCTAACAAAGTCGTTGCTTGTGCATCTGATAAGCTTCGGTAAGTGTTTGCATCACGAACTGCGTATGTTACGCCATTTGTTTTGATCTCAAATAAGTTTTTCATTATTAAAACTCCAATGTTCCGTTGTTATAAACCGGTTGTGGCATAGAAACAGCCACCCAACTTGCACTTGTCCCATCCGTTGTTAAGAACTTGCCACTTTGTCCGGTTTGGCTTGGCAATCCGTCAACGTCTATATTTCCATTGCCCAAAATGGATGTGTTGTTGATTGTCTTGATGTTCGTTCCGGATATAAGCGCGTCTTGCAAGCCCAAATCGGAAGAGCTTTTGTTACCGGCCAATGTAACATTGTTAATCTGTGGCTTATTTTCCAAATCGGTGTAATCTGATGTGCCACCGCCACCACCGGATACTTCTGCCCAGTATGTCTTTTTACCATCTGTTTTCAGGTATTTGCCCTTTTTGCCACTAATTGAAGGCAATGGATCGGAATATGCTGCGCCAAACGAAGCAAGCCCATTTATCATTTCTTCTTGCTTCTTCTTTGTCTTTTCAATCTTGTCTTCAATTTCAACTATTAAACCTTTGTCTGCTTTCAAATCCAAAGCTTCTTGCACAGCCTTTGAAATCGGTTTGTCTTTATCCGGTGTGTTGTCCACCTTGTCAAGCCCAAGCATTTTGCGATTGATTTTGTGTGGGTTGTTTGCTGTTTCGTGTGCAGATAATCCGGCACTTAATTCCGAACTATTTACCAAAGCTTCATTACGTGCCGCGTCAATCTTTGCGTTTGCGTCTGACAATCCCTGCGCCAAACCGATTAACCCTTGCGCTGTATCGTTCTTTAATGCATCAATTTCCGCTTTGTTCGCGTCTTCATACTTTTGCGTTTCGGAAAGTAAATCCTGCGTTACCTTGATTGTTTGTTCAATTTGTTCGCTTTGGTCTTTTAAGCGTGAAGCTGTGTCATCAATCTTGTTCACATCATCTTTTGTCAAGAAAGCCAAATCAGCAATAGAATGGCATAATAATGGCTTTGCTTGTTGTTGCTTTGATACAACTTCCACAATGTCCAAGCCACCTGCAGCCGGAACTTCATCCATAAAGCGAATTTTATTGTTGGCAAGTTTGTAAAATGGGTATGTCTTGCCACCTTGTCTTACTTGAAATTCGCGTGGAAAGTCATACGTTAATTCTTTTGAACCGTCAAAATCAATCATTGTGTTTGCTCCATTAAAAAAAGCCCGAATAAATCGAGCTGATCGTATAATCGCGGAGTAGTAGGTAAAGAAAAAGAAAGGACCTGCTGTTCCTTTTACGAGGAGTCAATATGAAAAATTTTCGTTTTAATCAGTGTACTCCGCGATTATATCAAAATATTAGCACATTTTTTGGGAAAGTGTTGCATAGTAAAGTGTCGCACCATCAAAAAAAGTGTTGCATAAGGTGGGATGGCGTGGCAACCTAGCCACTTTTTTATGTATAAACCGCTTTGTGAATGTTAATGACGACCATCCCATTAAAACAGACTTAATTGCCCTATATCTTGTTTTTTGCCTAGTATAAAATCACAGATAAAGTTCCTTGCGTAGTCTGGACTTATCATAGAACGTTCTTCGGAACATATACCGGCTTTAATACCTTGCTTGCAGTTTTGAATTATTTTTTGTTGTTTATCATTTTGCATAGTGCTTCCAAATGTTCTTTCGCAATTTATAAACCAATATGCTGTTGGCTTCTTGAAAAAGTCGCCGCGTTCCATTCTGTTTTTGTCGATAAAGGTTGGCTTTGGAAAATTCTGCGTCCCAATAAGGTAGTGGGGGGGGTAGCAGGGTTTTCTATGATGAGCCGTAACCCATTCTTATAGGCAACGTGAAGCAATTTGTATAAAAGCGTGTGCATATATGTTCTTTGTTGTAGGCGTTCTATTGCCTTTTCAATTCGACCTGTCATCGGCAAGAAGTTTATATTAACGCTGTCCAACTGATAATACGTCATTTGCAGTGTTTCAAAGTAAATGCAAGGAAAGAATGCTATAATCAAATCATCAGGTGTAATGTTATCAAACAATGATGGCTTTCCTTCGTATGCGTTTTCAATCTCTGCAAACAAGTCGTTGTCAAAGTCTGTTTCGCCAAAGTTGTTTTGTATATCACAATCAACAGCGTTTATACCGAGTTTTTTAAACTCGTTCTTAAACGTTCCGGATTGTTCAAACATACAATAAACAGTTCCTTTGACTTCCATTTTCTATTCCTTTAAGGTGGGGTGGTGGCGGAAACCTTCCGCCTTTGTTGGATTATTGGATTCTTTAAGTTAATAGTAGCCACCCCGTAATTTCTAAATCTTTCTTAAAATCTCGTCTAAACCTTCAACAAAGTGCCGCCATAATGTTGCCCTATGCCAATGTCTGTCAGAAATGCCCTTATTAACCAATTCACGCGATATGCCTTTCCACCCCATACCTTGACATCTGCGCTTAACAACAAGCCTGTTCAGAAATCTTGCCTTTTTCAACCATTCGTTCGCAGTTTCCCAAAGAAGCAAATCTTCTGCCGTTAGCAATCCCCTATTCCTTTGCATATCTTCGTTGATGTCTTCAATGCTTCTTTCTGTGTCCGGTATTACGATCATCTTACCAATCAAGCTTTTTGGGTTTTTGGGCATTACACTTGGCAATGCACGGTCTATTTCAAAGAAGCGGCGCAATGCTTCTTCAAGCTCTTTTCTGTTTGTTGGTATTTTCATTTCCGGCTCCTTCTTCGTGAATGTTTTTTTAATAAAACCCTTGATTTGTGCAAATAATTTAACCATCTATAAGTCCCTTTCTTATTTTCTTTGTTGCGTGTGCGCGCCCTGACGGTGGCAACGGATTTCTTCTTAATGCCTTTTCAATTCCTAAAATGCCCTGCTGTGCAAATTGAAGGCACATATCCAAATCGCTTTTATGCAGAGAAAAACCATTTAATGTTTCGATTATTCTTTCCAAAGCATTTGTCCCAATACTGATTGCTTCGTCTTGATTATGCTTAATTCGAACCATATCGTTCATTGTGTATCCGTTTTCTTCAATCATCTTGTCCCCCTTAACACATCTATGAAGTTTTCTTTTTCTTGAAGCTTGATGTTCAGCTCGCCAATCATTTCAAATGCGCGCTTTAATCTGTGTTCCAACTCTTCGCACCGGCTTAACGCGGTAAGAACTACATCCTCGCTTCGCTTACTGCACTTACTTTCCTTTGGCTCTGCAAAGTTGCCATAGTTTTCTTCGTTTTCTTTCATTGCAAATACTCCTTTATTTTTTCATCCCAAAAGCCGTTCCTTTGCATTGCTTCCGCCAACCCTTTTGCAAAGGTCAGATAATCCAATTCCGGATTGAAGAACTTAAAGTCGGCAACCATTTTCCGAAAAGCAGCGCAAAACTCCCCAAAGTTACAGCTTGGCTTTACTTGGTTGTATAACTCTACTTCCGGACAATACCACCCTTCACTCATTGAAGTCCCCTTTCAAAGCACTTGATTATTTTCTCTTCACGTTCACAATCGCAAATCAATTCGTTGAGTGTCGGAAAAAACTCATATGGAATGTTTAATACTTTGCGAACAACGTATGCAGGGTGCTTTCTTAACTCGTCAATGTAAAATCCCATTCTAACCTTTTCGTCAATAGCAACTTCATCTTTTGCGTGGATCGTTGATAAGCGCAATTTTGCATACAGTTGGTTTAATCCATTAACCGACATTGGCCGCTTCATTGCCTTGATAAACCCCAAACCCTTTGAACGTTGTTCATCTGTAATGTTTCCAAAATCAACATTTTCAAGCTCGAAGTCTGCGCCATAGCCATCAGAATTGTACACAGTCCGTGTCGTCATACGGGGATTCCCTTGCAAGTTCATTAGCAATTTCAACGATGCTGACAGGTCGTCTTTGAACACTTCCTGCTTTACTATCAACGCATCCGATGCCGCTGTAATCGTTTTCAAATCGTCTTTGGTTAAGATATACTTCTGCTCCGCAGCTACTATATCCGTTGGCTTGGCAGTATTTAAGGTATTGTTCAAGATTTCCGATAATTGTTTCACTTTTAACTCCTTCGTTTAACAGGTTGATATATTTTTTCATACAAGCAGCTTTATTCCCTTTGGCAACAAAGTGTCCGTCTTTTCCTTTGACTGGTGTGTAATGCTTCCAAAACTCTTCAAATTCTTCTTCCCCTTTTGATTGTTTTCCCCTTAAACCCCTTTCTTTAATAACCCTATTATTTATATCTTTATCTATATCTATATCTTTATCTACAACTTGAAAGGCATCTTGATTTTCAACTTGAATTTCATCTTGATTTTCAAGTTGATTTCCTTTGCGACCAGCATTTTTCCTACTACCACCCCAATTTTTGAATGACCTTAAATCAATCAAACACTCAATAGTTTCATCTATGAATTTGTCGCCAGTTTTTTTGCATTTTCCTGTCTTAATTTTTTCAAAAATTATTTCATCAGGACAACCAAGACGAATTAGCAAATCAAACTTCCTTTTATCTATTATCATTTTGTCGCTTCTCTTGTATTGCATTTTCACTTTCCCTTTCTTTGTTCCTTGTTAATTTCCAACATTTGTTTTTGATTAGTGCCACTATTTCAGGCGGTATGTTGTATGCCTCGCAAATTTCCAAAATTTGCTTGACAAGTTGTGAGTTTGTTTCAACTTCCATTTTCCTTTTCCCTTTCATACTTTGTTCTTGCAATCCCCCAATCCTTAAAGGTGTTCACGGCTTCCCCTACCGAACGGCATAAAGCCCATTTGTATCCGTTCTTTTGGCAAAAGTCCCTGAACGATACCTGTGCAGGACTTAACCCATTGTTACCAAACTTTAACTCGATAAACCCGACTTTCCCGTTTGGAAGCAAACATACGAGATCAGAAACTCCTGCAATAACGCCCATTCTTTTGAACTTCATTGCTTCAAAGGAGTTTCTTTTTCCCCCATTGGCAACGTGAAAAACACGAAACCACTCTTCTTGCGGTGTATAGGAACGATAAACGTGAATGATTGCTTGCTGTAAGGCATCTTCCGAACCAACACCCCATTCGAAGCTACGCGCTTCATTCCAATCAATCCGTCTTTGCAAGTTCTTATACACAACCCTCATTTAATCGCCCTTTTCACTAAAATCTTCGATTGATACTGGTATATTGTGCTTTTGGCAGTAATCCCAAAGAATTAATGAAACGTCCTTTGATAAGTTCTTGCGCCAACACTGAATGACAAGCGTTGTATATGGTCTTTTGGCTTTCCAACCGTTTTTAACCAAAATATCTGTTGCCATTTTATACCCACCAACTTTTGTAATAATTTCCATAATTTTATCCTTTCTCGTATATGATTACACATTGAAATTGTATTTGTCAAGTAAAAAAATAACAATCTGCAATTATTTTTTAATTTGACATTTATTTCATTTTGTAATACGATTCGCAATTATGATCGGAGAACAGATGAAAGCGGCTTTGAAGTCCGCACACGAAAGTCAATATACTGCTTGCGAAAAGTTGGGTGTTTCGCAGGGGTGTTTAAATTTATGGTTAAACAACAAAAGAAACCCAAGCCCTGATGATATTGCCAAATTCTGTAAGGTATTCAATGTAACCCCAAATTATTTGTTTGGTTTTGAAGAAATCAGTGAACAGGATAAAGCTTTGCTTAATGCCATTAAATCTGTTACGGCGAATACGCAAGATGCAAAACAAAGCCAAGATAATCAAATTCAAAAACAATTACCGGAAAAGGCAAGATAAATGGATTCCGTGATATTGATTATTTTGATTCTTATGTTTTTGCCGGTTGTTTTTATTTTCGCAGCTTGGTTGTTCCCTTTTTTGTTATTGGCTGTAATAACCGTTTTTTCCTTATCTTGCAAAGGATTTATTGCAAAAATAGTTTTAATTCTGCTCGGATGTGGATTGTGCGCATATATTGATGATAAAATCCATAAAGAAGACGAATCCGAAAGATAATCATTTATATTTTTTATCAAAAATCTGCTTAATTTTTAGGCATATTTAATTTTTTTCTTATATTTTTTTGCTAGTTTTCTGTGCTTTTTGTGTATTTTTGTAAAAAATAATTGCATTTTGTTATTTTTTCTCTTGACAAGATAATTGCAATATGTTATCATTTACCCATAACAACAAAAAAGAAAGGGTAATAAAATGAAAAAACTTACAACAGAACAAAAAGCCAAACGGTATGAATACTTGGAAAGAGCTATCTTGGAATTTTTGGATAAAAAGATTGAAGACTATAAGTATGACGAAGGCGACAACGCACCAGCAATAGAT